TTATCATGTATCAAAGCAAGAAGCGGTAGAATATATTGATTTAATGGATCTGCATAGCTGCGATGCATTAATATCAAAATACGGATATACCGACAAAGAAAAGAAAACTATATTGAAAGGTAAAAAATGACTGTTAACACACAATCACATTATAAAGGTAAAGATAGTCTGTATAAATTTGCAGAAGAGTGGCAGCTTAATTCATATGAATTTGATATCGTGAAACGAATAGTTAGATGTCGCCACAAAGGTAACTTTACAGAAGATTTAAAAAAGACACGGGATTTAATCAATATATACTTAGCAGAACAACAAGATGTATATGAAACGGTAACAATTCCAGAAAATCTATTGGAATTACAAAAATAATTTCTTATATTAAAGAAAAGAAATTATGGCAAATCACGTATATACATCTTTTAATATCACGGCATCTGCAGAAGTACTACAAGACTTTATTGACAAAGTTATAACAGATGAATCCAAAGCAAACCCGTGGCCGGAGAATTATTCTATTATGACTGATAATCTATTCGCTCTACTGTATGCAGATTACAAAGAAGATGCTACCAGAGATTGGATGATTGATAATATTGGAGCAAAATGGTGTTGGATACATGATTGGTATGCTGACAACGAATATATCCAATTTACCATGCAATCTGCTTGGTCTCCACCGGAAATATTCTTCAATAAACTTTCTGAGTATTTAATGAATACCGAAGAGGAATTTGAACTTGAGGTTCGCAGCGAAGATGAATACCATATACACGTGTCAGGAGGATTTGCAAATCAAATTGGATATGAATTTATATGTATAGATCAAGGATATCCAGATGCTCCAAATGAAGACGATTTCGATGATGCAGATTCATATGAAGAGGCAGAACAAATTTATCTTGATGCAATTGCAGATACAATACAAGATTTAATAGATGAATGCAAATATTGTTTAAAAACTGAATCATGAAAAGTGGATACTTAAACCCTATATACAAATTATCAACTATCGATCCAGAAACGGTACCCAGAAAGATATCGTATTCACAATGGGCTATGTATGAACGGTGTCCGAAATCATATGAGTTGAGTTATATCAAAAAGTTAGCTCCATTTACATTTAGCATCGAAACATGTTTTGGAACGGCGTTTCATGAAACTCTGCAAGACTATTTAACCACAATGTATACTAAATCAGTTAAAGCTGCGGATAATATGAATCTGCCAGAGTTATTGTTGTCTAATATGCATAAAGAATACAAATCATGTTTAGAATCAGGAAATGGAGAACATTTTTCTACTCCAGCTGAATTATCAGAATACCATCAAGACGGTGCTTCTATACTAGATTGGTTCAAAAAGCGAAGAGGTCAATACTTTTCAAGCAAAGGTATAGAACTAATAGGAATTGAGTTGCAGTTATGCACTCCCGCATCAGCAGTTAATAAATCAGTGTACTGGTACGGATTTGTCGATGTAGTAATTCGAGACACCCGAGACAATACCATAAAAATTATTGATATTAAAACCTCTCGTATGGGTTGGAATAAATATCAAAAAGCAGACAAACTAAAAGCAGCTCAACTAGTTGCATACAAGAATTATTATTCACAGCAATACGGTGTTCCTCGAGACAATATAGAAGTAGAATTTTTTGTGGTTAAACGCAAGATGCAAGAAGATTCAATGTTTCCTCAGAAACGAATACAAGAAATAAGACCAGCATCCGGTACGGTTACACAGAAAAAAATACAAAAACAAATAGATAAATTTATTGAAACGGTGTTTGATGCCGAAGGTAATCGACGAGAAGATATACCATACCTAGCAATTGCAGGAAAAGGTGCCAAACATTGCAAATGGTGTCCATTCAAAGAAGATTATGAAAACTGCCCCAAAGAAAACAGAATACGAGAATAAGTATAGACATAAACATTGTTATGTATACATGTTCCTGCAAAAGCACCGATACAGTTGTCAGCATGAACAAGTTTCATATAAACTATTAACTGATATCACAGGACATAAAGATCCGCAGAACAGAAAATGGTTAGAACAAGGTTTGAGAATGTCATTAGGATATATGCCTAAATCAGTAAAATATCAATACGATAAATATCAATGAAAATAGCAGTTATTGGAAACACCGGCTGGCAAAACAAAAGAAAGGTTCGAGATGTATTGTTTGAATTAAAACAGCGTTTCGGACCTGAACTTGTGATTATAGGAGCTGGAGGTAATGAAGGTGCAAATTATATGGTACGTAAATTTGCATTAGAGTTTGAAATGAACTATCAAGAATACAATCCGTCGTTTAGTGGATACAACATGTACTCGGCACTACCAGAATCATATTACGGAAAGAAATATCATTTCAGTCAATTGCACCACAGAATGAAAATGCTAGCAGAAAGCTGTGATTACTTGATGATATTGACAAATGAAACTAAATTAGACCCAGTACTCAAAACTGCGTATAACACAGCAAATAAATCTGAGAAAAAGGTTGTTATTTTAGGATAATATATTTATAATAAAGTTATAAAGGAAAAACATAATGGAGTTACAAAAAACAAACAAGAAAAAGATTTTATTGCTATCCGATGATTTCAGATTACCATCTGGAATTGGAACTATCAGCCGAGAAATCATAATGAACACGGTTAAGCATTATGATTGGGTGCAGTTAGGCGCAGCATTGGAACATCCAGAAAAAGGCAAAGGATTGGATCTATCAGCACAGGTTCGGCAAGAAACCGGAATTGAGGATGCTGTAGTAAAAATTATTCCGTGGTCAGGTTATGGAGATCGAAACATATTAATGTCATTGTTGAATGCAGAGAAGCCAGATGCTATCATGCATTTTACAGATCCGAGATATTGGACATGGTTGTATGCATTGGAACATGAAATTAAAAACACATACGGTATTCCTATTATTTATTATTCAATTTGGGATGATTTACCTTATCCAATGTGGAATGCTCCATTTTATGCAAGTTGTGATTTAATAATGGGTATTAGCAAACAATCAGACAACATTCACCGAGAAGTTTTACGACAAAACGGACATGAAGTTTTTGACGCAGATTCAGAAGAATCGCGACCACTCACATCCACTGAAATTATTACCGGGTTTGTACCACATGGTTTAAATCATAACAATTTCAAACCAATTGACACTACTGATGAATTATACAAAAAAATGTATGCTGATATCAAAACGGCACATGGTGTAGATTTTGTAGTGATGTGGAACAACAGAAACATCAGAAGAAAACAACCAGGTGATGTTATTTTAGCATTCAAGAATTTTGTAGACAGATTACCTGCCAAACAAAAAAGCCGAGTAGCATTACTAATGCACACGCAGATATCTGACCCTAATGGAACTGATTTACGCGCTGTTAAGGATGCGGTAGCTCCCGACTGTAAAATTATATTCTCAGAAACTAAACTGTCAGTAGCAGAGCTTAATGCAATGTATAACGTAGCAGATGTGGTAATGAACATAGCTTCAAATGAAGGATGGGGACTAAGTTGCACGGAAGCATTGTTATCTGGTACACCTATTATCAACAATGTAACCGGAGGATTACAAGATCAATGTGGCTTTACTGATGATTCGGGTAAATGGATTCGATTTGATGGTAATTTTACAAGCAATCATACAGGAAGATACAAATTGCATGGTCGTTGGGTGAAACCAGTATTCCCAGCATCAAGATCGCTACAAGGTTCTCCACAAACACCATACATTTTTGATGATCGTTGCAAATTTGAAGATGTTGCAGATGCAATACATGCATGGTACAATGCAGATGCAGAGTTACGAGCTCAAGCAGGTGCAGAAGGACGAGAATTTTGTTTGAAAAATGGATTGACTGCGGAAGCAATGGGCGACAAAATGATTAAATTGATTGACCAATTGTTTGAGATAAAGCCTACGGTAGCAAACAGATACACATTAGAAACAATAGAAACAAACAGTTACGAAAATATAGGAATAGTACAA